GGATGATTTTTGTGTGCTGATTTGTAAAGAATGTCAGGCACATTATCATCCAACTCGCGATGAGCCGTAGAGAGCATTTGAGCCGATTCCAGCACCATCTTCACAACGTGTCGATCACACTCCATTTGTGCTGCGACAACAGGATCGGAATCGAGATAGAAAATATTCATCGTCGTCTCTTTGCTATTCGTTTTAGATCAGTTAAATTGTTTGCGATTATTGATAGGCTGATCGCGATCCAGAACAATACTGGAAGAAACACGATTATTGTTAATAATTTATCCATTTTCGATTCTTTGTTTCGCTATATTGAAATACTTTTCATCTTTTTCAATACCTATGAAATTTCTATTTAAGTTTTTACAAGCAACTCCTGTTGTGCCACTTCCCATTGTAAAATCTAATACCGTATCACCATTTCTGGTATAACGAGTAATAATATCGTTTATAAGGTTGATAGGTTTCTGTGTTGGATGCAATCTGCCTTTGAAATTGAAATCGTAATTTGTAAATACATTTCCCAAACCCATTTCAATATTAAATACCTCTTCAAAACTTTCATATTTGGGTAAGTCAGGAAATATACTTCTAAATTTATCCCATTTTTCTTTAGTTGGAACTTGGTTGCATTTATTATTCCCAGTATAGATAGACCACATACCACCTCCGTTGCTTTTGACCCCTAACTTTTCATTTATTTCTTTTGAAGACATATCTCCTTGATTCTGTAGAAGCAATTTCCTAGTATATTCTCTAGCATATTTCGTATTGACGTGGATATATTCCGTACAGTTCACATGCTGTTTATATTGTTTTGTATTCCTGCCTGCTGAAACCTTTTTAACATCCTTTGCTACCACTAAGAGTTCTCTATGGAGAAACTGATGGTTGTAAAAATATTGCAAGGTATCATTTGAACCAAATAGTATAAGCCTCCCCCCATACCTCAGAATACGATAAGATTCTCTGATAGACTCATTAAAAAAGATAGTTGATTCTTCTCGACCCACATTGTCCCATTTTTCAGATACCATATTCCCATAAGGCGGGTCTGTTAAAATCAAATCAACACTTCCATCTGGAATATCTTTCATCTTTTCCAGACAATCTCCATGAATCAAATCAATCATTTATTCCTCCCAATGAACCGGGCAGTGATACGCTTCCACCGAGCATGTGCAGGTACAACCGCAACGCTGCATGATCTCGTCTACGATCATCATAATCGAGATTCTAGGATCTTCATTTGTTTGGAGCTTGAAGTCTTCAGCTCCCAAGTCGTATGCTTCACGCACAAGTTTTGCTACATGATCTCTTGTTGTCACTTGATTGCCCTCAGGATGATTTGATTTTTGTTGATTCGACCGGTCACTTCTTTATCCTTTGCGTTGATGTTCGGCATGATACGTCGCAGCTTAACCTTTCCGCCAGACAGAACGTCAGCGATAACACCATCAGTATACTGCTCGCGCACCTTCTTGCTGGTAGATACATCAGGATCAAAATCCTGAAGTGTTGATCCCTTAACAGAGAGTCCGATATGAGCCTGATAGTGGAACAGGAAACGAGTCTTGGTATCGTACAACCACAACTGCGTCGCACCAACGATGTTCGCAGGATCAATCGAAGTCAGCTTGCCATCTTCACTCTTGTCGAGATACTTCAAGTTAGCCACAAGCTGCTGCGGAGTCTTTGCCTTTCGCTTGCGCGGCTTGCGCGTTTGCTTGACTGAATCAATCCTCTGTAGTGTAGCATACTTCAGAGAAGAAAGGAAGTCATAAAACTTTTTCTGCTGCGATTTGGTAAGATGTGAATATGCTTCGGTAAGCTGATCGTCTTTGCGTTCCAGCAACTCCTTGATCTCAGCCATATTAGTATCAAGGAACTCAATAATCAGTTTAGCCTGAGGCACTTTGACATCATGGTGAACGAGAAACTTCTTGGCATCGAGCTTGCTCTTTTTACATTTGTCGGCTAGAAAGGTGTCAATCTCTGCTTCAAGGTGCCCGATGATGTATCGCGTCTGGTCAGCGATGCGTTCCTGAATGCTCAGAGTCTTGACCGTGATGTTCGACGGAATACGCCCAAGGATCTCATCAAGCTCAGCTTTTTCCTTCTGCTTTTCTTGAACGAGAGAAATGATCTGGGGAATGCGCTTGGTCAGCAGTCGCCGAACGTAAGGCCCGTGATCATAGCCATCTTCGATACAACGCGCGAGCGCACCATCCAAGTCTGTGATGAACGGAGTGCCTGCTCGCACGAGAGTAAAGTCATCTTCACTCAGATGGGCTTTGGCAAAGTCAAAGAATGATTGCCGAAGTTTAGGAGTGGCAATGTTTTCTTGATACCAACGGGGATGGTTCTTGATCGCTTCTACGCGATCGACTTCGGTAAGATTGCTCCAATCGTCGATGACCGGAGCGGTAATCTTTTTGCGTGCCAAGGGACACTCCTTCTCGTGATTTGACTATAAGATAATCCCCGAATGAGGACTGTCAAGTCACTCGTCGAAGAAAAGTAACTGGTCGCGAACGAAATCACACTTTTCGCCGGGGAACAATACTGGCGGCAATGTTAGAAATGGCAAATGCGCTCTGGTTACCCCTACAATGTCGCTGAAGTTATCTCGAACATAATCTACCGCTTCTGCTGGCCATTGTTTTGGGTCAAACTTAAACTCCGGTTGATTTGTTGTACCTACGGAATTCGTCTTGTCATAAACGTATATATCAGTCGTGTCTGTGCTGACATACTGAAGATTACCCAAAAGATGATGCTTGATGCCCCAGAGCATGTGGGTAAAGTCATCAGGTATCATGGGATATTCGAGATGATGAAGATCGCGCTCAACAGCGTTTGCGGATACGAACAGAGTTACTTCTCCACCGGGGCACCCGTTTTCGATCCCCGCATAAATGGGATACGTCGGAACAGGGTATTTCCAGTTGAAGTTACTATGTAGATGTATTCCGGGGATCAGTTCCATACTTCCATTCGGATTTCCGCTCGGCCCCCGACGCACGCTGTCTGCGTTTGATCCGACTCCACAATAATCTGTTTCGGGAGCAAGCATCAGAATATCGCTGATTACCTCGAACGCGCAAGGATACAACAAATCGTCTGCGTCGATCATAATCAGATGTGTGTATCCTTCATCACGGTAACGATCGCGAAACAACTGAAGGACGCTATTGTGCCCCATTCCATTTCCGCCATTGCTTTCCGTGCGAACGACTTCATGCTCTGGTATTATATCATCAATCGTTTTATGATAAGCGTCATCATTTGTATTACAAACGACCTTCACATCCCACTCAAATGGATGCTCTTCTTGGTCGCGAATACTATTCACACATCGTGTAACCTCTAACGGTCTGGTCAAATCAGAACATAGAGGAGCAATCAAAAACTTCACTCCTCTTCCCCCTTCGCGACCTGCTCGGCAATCCACTTGTATGTATGTTCTATTCCCTCACGCAACGGGCGAATAGGCTTCCACCCAATCGAAGATAGAAGCTGCGAGTTCTCGGAGTTGCGTCCACGCACACCCAGAGCAGTATTATCGAGGTTGTTCCAAATAGACAAGTTCTTACCGGAGATGTCGATTGCCATCTGTGCGAGCTGATTGATGCTGACCATCTCTTCCGATCCGATGTTCGTGGGACCGAAGTAATACTCCTCTTCAGTTGCCATCAGATCCAAAGATGCTTGAATACAATCGTCGATGTAGAGGAACGAGCGAGTCTGATCTCCCGGTCCCCATACTTCAATCTGATCACCGTCCTTCGCTTCAGCAACCTTACGACACATCGCAGCGGGAGCCTTCTCGCGACCACCATCCCATGTTCCCATAGGACCGAAGATGTTGTGGTATCGACAGATGCGTGTGGTCAGCCCATAGTTACGACTGAACGATTCATAAAGACGCTCGCTGAACAGCTTCTCCCATCCATACTCACTATCGGGATTCGCAGGGTACGCAGAGTCCTCGACGCAGTTTGGGTTATTGGGATCGAGCTGATTATGCTCTGGATAGATACATGCAGACGACGAGTAGAACACACGCTCGACCTCATTCTTGACACACTCACGAACAATGTTGAGGTTCACGAGTGCGCTGTTGTGCATCACGTCTGCGTCGTGCTCGCCTGTGAAGATATACCCAGCACCACCCATGTCGGCAGCGAACTGATACACCTCATCGAAATCATACTCAGTAAAGATGTTTCGCACGTTCTCGGGATCGCGAAGATCCCACTGGAAGAAGTCTTCTGCGCGAGTATCCTCATATGCGGGAAGATTGATGTCTACACCAATCACACCATGACCATCATCAACCAGACGATTTACCATATGGTTTCCGATGAAACCACCCGCTCCACAAACCAGAATCGTCTTTTCTTCACTCATTGTCAATCGCCTTTCACTGTTCATTCCAATAATCAATCATATCATCTAGCATAGTATGAAAGTTATACGTTGGGGACCATCCCAACTCTTCGCGAATCCTAGTCGAGTCTCCTCGCAATCGATGAAGTTCCTCTGCGCGAAGGTACTTAGGATCAACCGTATAGTGCTTGTTGAAATCTAGTCCCATCTTGTCGAACACATACTCACCGACCTCTCGGACACTATGAGTCTCACCAGAAGACACAACATAGTCTTTTGGTTCATCAGCATTGATGATCAATGACATAGCACGAATGTAATCTTCAGCGTGCCCCCAATCCCGCTGGGCATCCAGATTACCGAGGGAAACGCTATCAATTTTTCCTTGGCTCACATCCACAGCAGCCTTGACTAGCTTGTTTGTCACAAAATTCAATCCACGACGAGGGGATTCGTGGTTGAACAGAATTCCACTGACAGCGAACATATCAAACGCTTCTCTGTAGTGCCGAACGTAATTGTGCCCAAAGAGTTTCGCGCATCCATATGGACTCACGGGAACCATCTTGGTACTCTCCCTCTGAAATCCATCCGAATCTACTACGTTACCAAACATTTCAGAAGACGAAGCCTGATAGAATCGCGCGTTCGGCGCGGCGCGCTTCGTCGATTCAAGCATATTCACCAATCCCAGAACATTAACCTCAATGGTATACTGTGGAAGATTGGTGCTAACTTGCACATGACTTTGTGCGGCTAGATTGTAGATATGAGTAGGCTGAATGTCACCAATCATCTCTTCCATACTAGTATAGTCAAGCAAGTCCCCATACTCAAGCGTGACCAAATCATTTTCTAAAAGATGATTGATTCGTGAACATTGCACAGTGGTGTCCGAGTGTCTTCGGATCATACCAAAAACTTCATACCCTGTATCCAAAAGATGTTCAGCTAGGTAACTACCATCTTGTCCAGTTATTCCAGTGATAAACGCCCGTCTACTCATATTACAACACCGCCTGAACAGATGGATGAATCCACCAATCTTCAAAAATTTCTCCCTGATCAGCAGGGACATCTTCCCTATACATTATATAACCATACTCCAAAGCCTTTTCCGTCATTCGGATTTTGAGATCAGAACCTAGACGATATGAATCGTGCTCAAACGTCATAAACCCAAACTGATACAGACTAAGATCAATCTGATCAAGTACCGTAGGAGTAGCGGCATCCACATCAAATGAAATGTAATCAATCCAATTCGGACAAGAAAGCTGATCGAGCACATCATTGATATTTGTGTGAATCAGATCCACCGTTAGGTATTTATTATCTGGTGATCTCTGCTCCATACACTTCTTGATCAACGGACCATTGATGTCCAACAGAATACCAGTCCAGTCCAATTCCAACTCTAACGCATAGGTGTTATTGTGGAATACTGGATCATTGCACCCCAAGTCCAAAAAGAATCCATTTCGCTTGTTGCAAACTTCGGCGGCAGCAAAATCCTGCCCAGCCTGGCTGTATGATTCAGTTAGTCGCATATCGATTCCTTTCAATGATTCTCAATGCGTCGGAGAAAGCAGATCGCATCGCATCTGGAGAATATCTATCAACTAGCTCATCAACGTATTTAGACCCATACTCAATGATGTTAGGAAGGGTGGTACGGTCTAAACAAATTTCATCGCGATATATGTGGTCGAACATATTACTAGTACCAATGGCAAATGGGCGTCTAGCCGCAATCGCATAGTCAATCACGCTGGAGATTCCACCAAATCCATCGTGGTAATACATAAACACGTTAAGATCATTTCCGCGCAAAAACTCAACCATTTGAGACTCAGGTAGAAATCGATTAGTAATCTCTAGCTCAATTCCCGAATGAATGGTAGTGGACACACACTCATCATGGATTCTCTTTGCCGTTTCACCACTCGCATCACCATAATATCCATTTGTGAAATTAATTCTTACCTTTGCTTTCGCAAACTGGTCAGACACAAGACGGATGATCTTTGGAAAATTCTTATCATCATTAGCTAAACCAAAACTTCCGACAACAGGAACATCCGGCATCTCTGGATCGCTCGTTGCGGGCTCGGGAAGGGGTCGCGGAAGAGAGAATACCTTATCCGTGTTGTTCCAAATCGGACTCTGGTGAAAGTAGTAGTCGAATTGAAGAGTAGGAAAAGCGTGATAAAGTTGACACGGAATCTTTCCCTGCATTCGGAGACGAGCTAAATGCCAATCATCAAGCCACGCCAAAGGACCGTCCGGGGCTCCTGTTCGAATATAGTTGAACAAAACGAGTTCGGCATCACTCAAGTCTAAAGCGGTGTAGTCACCCATCGTCTCAATTTCGTGGTACGACGTGATCAAATCGCCTAGATTCTGCTTCACCCTCAGACCATACTGATACACCCCACAATTAGGCTGCACAGTATTGATCATAGCAATATTCATTTTATCCTCCGATGATCTTGAAATTTGGGCAAGGGACGATGAACTTTCCACCATTAGCAAGATATTCTTCTTCTCGTTTCACGAATCCAGAAACAAAGTGCCAAGGCAGCATCAGCATATAGTCAGGATTCGCCTTACGCATTTCAGCTTCACTGACGATCGGAATGTTCGTACCAACGGTCTTGAGTCCAAACTTAGGCTGAGATACCTCTGCAATTGCTCCAATATCTTCATTGGTCAGACCGAAGTATTGAAGTAGGGTGTTCCCCTTTGTGCTCGCTCCATATGCCCACACAGTTTTACCATCACTCTTGGCATTCCGAACGAAATCTACAGTTTGCTGTTTAAGACTTTCAATCTCATCAAAGAACTTGAAATGCGTGGTGGGCGACTTCAAAAGCAACGACTCTTCGTGATCAAGAAGTGCATTGATCTGATACTGTGCTACATCACGGTGAGGCGCACTAGCATAAGATTCTTCATTTGCTCCCTTCTTCCGCGCATACACTCGAATGCTTCCACCATTAGTATCGTTCAGTGATGCTTCAGTGACGTAGAATCCATTTCGCTGAAGCAGATCCGAGATACATTCAAGTGAATAGTATTCAAGATGCTCGTGGCAGATGTTATCAAATGCCATCTGTCGAATCATCAACGGAAGATAACTCAACTGAATCACCCAAACACCATCATCAGCTAAAGTGTCGTACACATCAGCACAGAAGGAATTGGGATCTTCAAGGTCATAGAACATCGCAATTGATGTAATAACCTTGACATTCGAGTAATTCTTGAGCGGACCAGATCGAGAAAAGTAGTCATTGACCACCACGTCACACACATCCTTTGCTGCCTCGCAATTGTTGGTGGCTGGATCTACCCCAATACAGAAGACATCGCGGCAGCCTTCCTTGACGTGCCTCATAAGTGTTCCGTCATTGCACCCCACATCGACCCATAGGTCACCGGGACCAACATCAACACGATCGAACACACAATCCACAATGTCTCCGAGTTGTCGGATCATCGAAGCATTCAGCCCAGAATGATACCAATATCGCCTATACATAGCATCAAAGTCAGCAGTATGCGTCAACTGAACAAGCCCAGATGTCGGAGCCAAAGCAAGAGAGAGAGGAACTTTAGAGTTTGGGTCGGGCTCTTCATCGGGCTTCAAGAAATCAGAAACATAGATGTCCCCCAAAGAGAAAAGCGGAATCAGGTCTTCTCCGCTAATTCGGCACGTCGTTCGTTCACTACTCACTGGTCAATCTCCTCCAATGCGACGATACCGTATTGCATCCTCGCATATCCCTATCAATAATGTATCGGTTCTCTGTAATATCGTCCAAAATACCATCACAAAATGCCCAGATCGAACTTTCCGTGACGTAAATCTCTTCCGCGTTCGCGATCACCTTCCACCAATCATAGATGTTGTAGTCTGGGTTAAAGTCCTCACAGATCACGACGGGAAGATCAATGTTGGGTAGATCAACAATTTTTAGGTCAGACGATGTATTGTGTACGAAGGCATACTTCTCGTGCCCTGGTAAATTCACATACAGATCGTACACATAATTTTCTTTTACATGATCGCGATTCCACATGAACGTATATTTTTCCTCAAATGGAACATTAGCAATACGGTACTTTGCTTTTTCAAATCCCTCACCAGGCAATTCCGCAGTAGGATGCGGACCACGATCCGCAAGGTTCAAAACGTAATCATACTGGCCAGCGATCTCCAGACACTTAATCACATCAGATCGCAGCCAGTCCTCGTGAAGCACTCGCTCGTCAAGCAGAATAGGATGAACGTATCCCAACGGTTCAATCATCTTATGAAGAAACTTCTCTCGCGCTGGCCAATATACATCATATCCAGCGTCAGCATACCATTTAGCAATCGGAGCGCAAATGATAATATCCCCGAAAGCACCGGGCTGAATCATTAGTACCTTCTCCATTAGTAACCCTCGTATGACTTCACTTCGCGAAAGCCTGATGGATCAAGCTGATTGATTCGATCCTTCAAGCGAAAGCGGTGGTCATTCATGTAATACACTTGCCTAGCTTTTCGCACAAACTCAGCATCAAATCGCTTATCCTTCTCCAACTCCCTAAGACGATCTTCAATGTCCCACAGCTCGTTGTTCACCTTGTATAGATTCTCGACGAACACTTCATGGACCCTTACGGGATACTCTTCCAACGTGAGCTTTAGTGAATCGAGTTCTCTGTTCACCGCAGCCAGATTAACAGAGTCGGTGATTCGTTCAGACTTGATTGTGAGGATTGTGATCTTATCTACTAACTCACCGAGAGACACTTCAACCTTCACAGGCATCTCAAATACTCCTCACCAAATGTAATCAACTCGGGTACGCTGTTCTTTACTATGTAGTCAACATATCCACGCTCTTCTGCGATCTTATCGAACACAGACGCATCAAACGAGTCCCAATGAACAATACCAGCAGGGAGAGCAACAGGGCACAGATCAAGACCATTGACAACGGGATCATAAGCAGCATTGATCTCAGCGACAGTCTTTCCATATTCGACATACTCAAAGGTCTTATACCAGAGTTGCTTGAGCGCATAGAACCTCACGTTTACAGATTGAAGATGAACGAATCCATACCTCTCCGTCATCGTATGAGAAACCAGATCAATCGGAGGCGTGCGTGGTGTGTGATATTGACCAAGCGACAAGTCGAACTTGCCCGTGTGCTTCATCGGAAAGATGAAGTCACGATAGTTGGATCTATAGGCAGGATCGGTTCTGAAGTGATTCATATCACCAGCCAGATTCCATTGATAGGTGAGGAGCTTGTACCGCTTCGTCATCTTCATAACTTCATCGAAGTCGTCAAGCAGACTCTCCGTCAGAAGCTCGTCAGCATCAATCGAGATGACCACATCAGCAGCAAGATCACGCGAATACTCCAGCATAGCAGAGCGATTGCGTGCTTCGTGGAAATCTCGATCATCCGATAGGATGGTGTACCGTTCCGCATCCAACCCCTCGCGAATGACATCGCGCGTGTGGTCGGTAGATTGATCATCATAAAAGACGAAGTGATCAATGGGATAATCGTCCCACTCAAGTAGAACCTGCTCTAAAAGCAGAGCCTCATTCTTTACTTGGATGTTAGCTAATACCTTCAAGATCAAAGTTCCTTGCTTTTCGTTCATGGAACAACTTCTCATCCCAGTCGCGATCTTCGGGTTTGTCGTTCTCAACGTAGAGCTGATCGTATCCTTCATTCACACCAGAATATCCGCGAGAATGTGTCCAGTCAGGATGCTCATGGATGAACAAGACTTCCTCGCAGAATACAAGACGATCCAAACGATCAGCGACTTCGGTGAACTCGTTGTCTGCCCAGAACGTGCGATACTCTGGATAGTAAATGTATCCGAATCGCTCGTAATACTTTCGACCCATAATTGATAGCGTGTCGATGTTCGGCTGGTATCCGTCAAAGAACCACACGACACCATCATAGTCATCGAAGGCATCAAGCTCCTCGACGACGCGCTGATCCCATCCAGTGTATTGGCAGGTGAAGTCATCAGCCGGTTGCATCACGATGTCGTAGTCTTCGGGAGCATACTCCATGTCGCGATTGACCGATCCGATCTTACCTGCTCGATCCGCCCAAACAACCTTCGCACCAATCTCGGTAAGCCAAGATTTGTTCGCGTCAACATATTCCTTCATCGTGTCGTCGTCATTGTCACACGAGATCATATATGTGACCTTGGCGGCATCAATCTGATGCTGAACGAACGAACGAAGCGTTGCGTCGAACTGCTGCGGACGAGTGCGCGTCGGGATCTTACAGAGAATATGAGCCATTATACTATTCCTTTATAAAATAACCAACACCGGGGATTGCTTGAATTACAGATTCAGGCTTATCAGAAAGAAACTCCGAACACGCAGCCTTAACACCCGGAAGCCCCGCTCCGTAATCGTGAAGAACTACAACACAGCCGGATTGTAGTTTGTGATACGTCTTTTCGAAGCTATCAATGATAGAGGTATAAAAGTCACCGTCAAAGAATGCAAAGCATATCTTATCTGGATAACGATCATCTGGAATATTAGCAAACCACCCCTCGTTAACAACAGGAAGATGTAAATTGAAATGAGAAAACACACCTTCAAATGTTTCACGAGTTGTTCTACATTCTCCAGCATTTCCACCACCAGTATCTTGCTTACTTTTCTCCGGCAATCCTTCAAATGAATCATAGACGTGATACACCTTATCAGACTCCCACAAATCTAGCATTTTTCTGATGAAGATAGAAGTGGTTCCGGTATTACAACCCAACTCGACCACATCACCATCAATACCAGATTCCAAAACCTCTTCCAGAAGATCCAAAATCAATTCAACTTGTTCTGCATTTACCATTCCAGAGATGATGGGGGTAGTTGATAACAACTCAAGTGAAGTTTTCTTATGAGCCACTACTTATTCTCCAACATCTTTGTGAGCATTGCGGTCCATTGTGCAGCACGAAGATCCCAACCATAGAAATACTGATAGTAGCTTCTCTGCATTTTCAAGACATTCTGATAAAATGGCAGACGAAAACAATCCATCGCGTGGTTCAACGTGTTCGTAAACGTCTCAACATGCTTCTGCGGATCGGAACTCCACTCATACATGAATGCGAAATCGCAAGCTGTCTCAGTAAGTGCAGCGTAGTTAGGAATGACCGGAAGCAAACCAGCACACATCGACTCGATCAGAACGCGACAGCTCGTCTCTTGATAGATGGAGGGATATGCGAGAATGTCGGTATGGATAAGCTCATTACGGAGCTTTGCGTTCATCACGGTCCCGTGGAGCTTCACACCGTCAATGCCACTCAGCTTATCAAACAACTCCTGAAACGCAGCATCATTATCCTTCCATCCGTAAAGCTCGAATGAAGAATAGATGTCAACGGTAAAGTCCTGACGATGCTGCCGCAGCACATGGAGCGCAGGATATAGCAAGGAAAGACCACGATGAGGAGTGGAGAAGTATGTTAGACGAATAGGCTCATCGGGATTAGGAGCATCGCGCTCATCCATGATAGGCTCAATCGCGTTCTTGATGACAACACCTTCATCAAGCGGAACGCCAAGCACTCGGTTGTATGCGTCGCGCTGCCAGTTAGAAACGAAGACGATCTTGTCGAACTTCTTTCGGTATTCTGCATTAGCCAGCATGGCTGACTCTGGATCTTCAGGGAGATCGTGAAGCCAGAGAATAGTAGGGCGATCATCAAACATATCTTCGCGAACGCGCGAAGGAATGATGTTAAACTTATCAAAGAGGTCAGGGTCGATGCGCGCTTTCAGCTCACGATAAAGCTGCTCGGTTCCGCCATTCGAGTTGGGGTGAACAAGTGTCTTGTCTTCTTGGTCATTCTTGATACTAAGCTCAAAGCTCATCGTGCCCTCCATATGAGTCAGGGGACCACGGCTGATCAGACCGCAGCCCCCTGACTCGAAACTATATTAGACCCGACTCGGATGGACGCTCCGAAGTTTCTAATATAGCATTATCAACTAGGATTAGTTGAACGATCGCATTCCATAGGCAGTCTTGCCCGTAGCGGTCGTCTCCGAGAAAATCTCGTGATTGCCGTAAGCCTCGACAACCGATCGAATGTCGGAGATCGTTGCGCGGAGGTTGGCGACGCCGAAGCGCGCCTTTGCCTGTGCAGCGGTCAGGGTCTTCCCCGAAGCGAGATAGTCAACGACCTTGCGGTTGGTAGAAGTAGAACGAAATGCCATAGTATATTACCTTTCAAATACGACAGATTTACATAAAGAACAAAGGGGCGCCGTCGCACCGTCCGCTCTGTTCTTATTACTATGTAGTCAAACTACACAGAAAAACTAACTACCATTTTTACTTTTATTCAAAATGGCGCAAATGGCGTGCGTTTCACATTTATGCTCCGCCATTAACTCTTTTGCTCGCTGAAGGCGAACTTGTGCTGAGTTCACACGATTGATACCAGCGATGACATTCACGTCATCAGCCTTTTCTACCTTTCTCTTTTCAGCATTTTCTTCTGCCCAAAAAAGACTTTGATTTGCCTGTTCAAGCTCACCTTCGGCTGAGTTGAGCTGCCATTCAATAACGCATTTGAAATTTCTGTTCTTCATCATGTTCCATATTATAGCTCCCAATCGGAGCATGTCAACAATCATTTTGAAATAAGTCAAAAATGGTATGCTTGCCATTTTGATTGCCTATGAAATTGGCAAGTGTTTTTTGTGTCTTTGTCTTATATATAGAGATGTAGTCGGCCGAAACCAAAGTAGATATAGTAATAAGGTAGTAGCTACGCTACGCATCCCGAAGGGATGCTACTCCATACTTACAGATATAGTAAGCATCCACAATGTCAGATACCGGAGAGTTTACTTTATCTGCTTTTGGGGATAGCTTCATCATCAAGTCCTCTCCTGTCTCTTCAACAAATGCTTCATACATTGCCTCTTTATTGGCATTGCCTTTACCTGTTGCAAATTTCTTCACCGCAGTTGGAGCAACAGTTTCATAACTGACTCCAGCATTATATAGCTTATGTTTCAGTATGGCAGTGTTCTCAGCAATGTGGAATACTTTACCAGAAGCACCGAAAGCATAACCTTCAATGAAGATAGAAATTTCATTGTTTGAAGATAGACCCAACGCATTGAATATCACCTGTTCTGCCCAATATGCGATCGAACTATATCTCCCCTCATCCGTTGTCCAGAGTTTCGGGTAGTTTTCAGATATGATTACGCCATCGTCGTAGGCTTCGTGCATTTTCTTACTTGCGAGAAAATGACACTTTGTATTACTAAACTTGAACTCATGGTCTGTATTATATAGACAGATCGCAGGAGATGTCAGAGAATAGTCAATGCCTACAACTAACATTGGCTAATCCATCATTGGCTCTGAGCAGAACGGGCAAAACGCATGATCCGCTTCCAAAAGATCATCGGCTAAAATAACGATGAATTCCGCTTCGCACGCTCGACATATTCTTGGGTCAATGTCATCCCAGTCAATATCCAATTCATCCATTATATTTCGCATCCTCCCGCTGCACACGCAAGCTCTTGGCTGCCTGTGGTTTGATCAGATACTTCATACTCGGCGAGATCGGCCCAGTCTACATTCTGTGGCATCTGCTTCAAAACTTTTTCATATTGTTCCTTATCGCAATCTTGATACGGAGCCTGTTGATAAATGTGCCCAACGAATGGCAGGAATGATACACCACTCATCTCATCAAAGTGCTTGTATACCCACGCTCCAACTTCAAACCATTCGTGTTCTTTGACGGAGATCGTAACAGAAGGCTTGTGTTCGCACCAATGTCGTTGATATGTCAGCCACAACTCAAGCTGCTCGATAGCAGTCAGATCCTCTCGAAAGATTGCGTTCTTCGGGCACTTGATGGGAAACGAGAAAACATAGTTATGGTCCGGCTGCATCACATCATCCTCAACCGGAAATCCTTTCTCTACCATCATACGCGCAAGCGGATCTTTCTTATCTGCTCGAATGGTACGAATATAGTATTCGCTGTGACGTGCATGAATACCACTCGCTGCATCCACGAGCTGCGATACGGTTCCCGAAGGCTTGACGCAAGTAATCGCAGCAGACTGGTTGACACCGAAGTTCTTTGCCCACTCTTCATTTGTTTTGATTGCTTCATTGCGAAGCTCTTCAAGGCGATTCGCCAATCCAACCTTCTTACCGTTAGTAAGATTGCAATCCATGATGCCTGTCATCGAGACACCAAGCAATCGTTCCTCTTCGCAGTTCTTCTTCCATGCTGCACTAATGAAGCGGAAGTTGGTCAGCGTTGATTGCATTGTTCCGAGAATGGTAGCAAGACGAACCTTTCGCTTCAGCGACTCTTCAGTATCATCTGCGCGAACCACAACTTCACTCAGATTACAGAACTCGCGAGGGCGAAGAATAATTTCGGAGCAAGGATTTGTTCCAAACTCCCACTCAGCATCTCGTCTACCATTCTTCAATGATTGCTTGATAGAAGCAGCACGCGAGAATATACCACGTTCTCCCGACTTTGATTCGTAGAGAGACAACCACTCCTGCATGAAGATACCCATCTCAGGCTTCTCATTATATACAGCAGAGTTGTTAGCCAACGCTCGCTGCCCTTCTGTATCCCACCACTGCCCAGTCTTTGCATGTCGCATTCTTTCATCAGAAAGATTAGACAGAGAGATCAAGGCAGACCGACGAACACCACCGACAACGATCGACTCTGCGATCTTACAAACAATGTCGTGACATTCGAGCGAAGTTAACCTGCGACCAGCCGCACCTTTTAGCGTGTTCACGCAAAACCTAAAAAGCGTGTCCAGTGGCTCGGGTCCAGATGCGCGGCCGCCAAATGTCTTCAATGGCGCGCCAGCGGGTCGCAGGCGAGACAGATCCCATCGAGGAACTTGCCCAGCATAGAGCATGGCAAGAAGCTCGCGAAGAGCCTTTGCCCATCCTAACTTGGAATCGGGAACAACAATAACGGTATCGGTTTGATTGAACTCATCATTCACAATACCTAACTGTTGAACATAATGCTCCTCAACCGAGAAGCCAACACCTGTGCCGTTCATCAGAATATACAACACTTCGTCGAACGCACGAAGATTGTCGATAGCCACATACGAGCAGTTATAACCTGCGATATTTTCACGAGCCAATGCGTCACCTGCTGTCATCAGACAACGCATAGAAGGCATCACCTCAAGATTCAATACAGCTTGTTCTAGCTCATTGCGTGTCTGCGCTGATAGTTTTCCTGTGGTATTCTCAGCTAGATGCCATTCAAAGAAGTCGAAATAACGCTTTACCGTTTCCTCCCAAGTTTCACGACGGTTCTTTTCGGGGAGCCATCGAGAGTATCGTGAAAGGTGAATGTAAGACTGGTAGAGCGTAGGTAGATCGACTGACATTTACTTTCCTTCCGTAAGGGCAGCCCAGCTTGCTGGGAATAGGGGGACAAGAATGCTCGCCCATATATGAGCAAGCTCTTGGATTTCTTTCTGTGCTGTTTTTTCAGCGCGGAGTATATATGCGCGAGCCCACGCAGATAATGATCCTGTCACATAATATGAGGTATACATGGACTGTGGAAGAACCATACGAGCTTGCTCATTACAGACTCCCGATTCCATGAGTTTCTTATATAGGGATAATGACATTTCGTGATGTGCTTCAACAGCTTCAGTCAACCACGGCTCCTCTACGGCATCACTTGATGATCCCTGCTTGACATTTTCAGCAGAAGCTCGCCACTCCTCGGGAATGAAGAACTCAGGATCATCGGAAACGTATCTCCGAGACACCTCGTTGTAGGTGAATCCAACCGTGTGCTTGAAACGCTGACGCGCAACGAAGATCGGCACAGTCTCACGCACGGTGATTTGCGGGTGCGTGAAGGGAGTGAAGTGATTATGCGAAGCTAAGTATTTGATGAGCTTTTCGTCTCTGGCAGAGAACTCCGTAGCGTGTTTATCGAACGAAACCCGGGCAGCATTTACAACGGTTAGATCAGATCCCATGTGATCCACATACTCAGCTCTCATTATCTACTCCAATCATTTATTGCCAGCTCCGCACTCAGACCACGTTCCGTATTTAGATCAATGATCTTCTTCACGTCGATGCCAGCCATCACCATATCATTTACATCTTTCTGCTCAATCTGGCTCGGCCAGACACAAACAGAATACCCCTCAGCTACGAGCTTTCTTAGTTTCTTTATATTCTCGCGATTGCGAGGCTCGTTGTCAAACACAAATACCGTATTGTGCTTATCAACAATCTCGGTCATCTTGGCGAGATCAGATCCACCAACAGCCAGGGCGTTGGGAAGAAACATCGAATCGAACTGCCCTTCTACAACATATGTATACTCCGTAGGCTCCCACTTGTCGAGCCCATAGATCAGGGGATCTTCGGTAATCTTGATATGTAGATAGCGCAATGCGTCGGGGGACAAGGCTCTCCCAGTCAATCCGACAAGGTTTCCAGTCCGATCTGTGAAGGGAATCAAAATTCTTGACACCCCTCCTCTAATCCTTCCAATATAAGCAGTAGACAGCTTCTCCAGCACGTTATCATCGTCACAATAGAAAAGCCCACTTAAATCGTCAATCTTGCGCGAACGCATATACTGACACGCTTCGTGATCGTTTGGAAGATCAGAAAGTCTTTTTACACCATCGAGCGCAAGCAGCACCTTTGATGGCGAGTTTGATTGAAAGAGAGGGGCTGGAGTGATCAGCTTCTCCACAGACTTCTTCTGTGGCTTGTTGCCGAACTTCGCCTCGAACATCTCCATTCGGTATTCGTCAGCAAGACGAGGATCAACCGAACGTAGAAGATTGCCAATACCGCGACTGTCACCGCAGTTATGGCATTTGAAGATCAGGCGATTGTCCGCAGGAAAAACATACCCCCGCGCACGAGTTCGATCCCGTTCAGAGTCACCACAGATAGGGCAACGAAAGTTGAACAGATCATTGCCTTTATCGGTAAATAGATTGAGCTGCGGGGACAGTAGCCGAAGATATTTTACGTCGATATACTTCATGCTGAAAGTATAATCACGCGAAGCACATATGTCAAGTGTTTCTACTCAGCTCCGTTGATATAATCATTCACAGCGTTACAATACCGCCGATATTCGGCAATCTTCTCGAATACCTTATCTGATGGTAGCTCGCTGTCCATAAAGGCAATTAATTCTGCGCGATCATCCGACTCCCAGATAATATCACACCTTGGAGGCTCGTAGGATACCACAACGTCAGTTTTCCACCAAGAAGCGCATCCGGTAGTAAGTGTTATAATCAATAATAGAAATAGAGAATACTTCATTCTTGCCCTCATTTAGTCAATAAGATACGTCTCCGATGTCCACAACGAACTGATTACACTTTGATCTGGACTTCCTGGCGCCTGGGTGCCAAATGACAATCGAATATTTGTGACATCATTCGTAATTACCGTGGTACCAGTTGTGTTTATAAATCCAGTCACCCTTGCAAGCTGTTGATTTCCGCCGATTAGCATGGTAAGCAACCCATCAACCTTAATTCCTGTCGGACTCCCCCCTGAGTACGCTTGGTCAATCTCAAATGTAAGTTCTTTGACGCCTGTGATTGACTGCCCAGAGCCTTCGGTTTGAATGTATACTTGGGTCGCATTTGAACCGAACCCAGCACTTCCGGTGAAGAGCCCGTTTGCCTTTTGTGTAATGAAGTTGTAGTAAAGACCGGAGTTGATCCAATTAGCTCCGCCATCACTACTGAGTTCGATTCCGATCTTCTGAAAATTGCCATTTGTATTGTGATACAAGTTATTGAATGTCACTTTATGTTTTCGTCCAAATCCCGTTTCAGCCGGTGCTAACGATACGTCATACACAACAGCGGTTGCGTATGTAGAGGGTTGCGTCACGCCCGAGGACCCGGCGAATGTTTGCCTTGGGACCAAAGACTTTTCGTTTTTCCAGGTGTTGGTATCATCATTGTATAACAACACCTCTCCCGCCGATGGAGATGCGATAGTAGTATCCGACATTCCCGCGACCGTCGTTGATCCCAATCCACCAGCATCCGGGGCTGCTGTCCAATTTGCGCCATTCCACTTGATAACGTAATCACTTTGAATGCCTGTTTCCAGAGCTGTAAGATCAAGAATCGGAGCGTATTCGTGATACTGATTTGTATCATCCCAGACCACAGCCTGACCATCCTTGGCTGCGCCAGGCGCCACGGCCGATACAGATTTTCCAATGACGGGGAAGTATCCTCGTCCCGTTCCCCATCCAACACGAGTCAGTCGAAGATCCAGCTCGGTATGTCCTTCTACGTCAACCACGTTCATGTAGTTTGAGGTTCCGTATCCATTGCCCCAACATGCTTCAAGCAGACCATCACCCGTTCCCCAAGATCCGCCGCCGGCCGGCGCGCCGCCGGGCACATCAAGCCCTCCGTTTCCGCAGTTTTGTGCGCCTCCGAAGGCCTTCGCAGGATTGTCCGGCGGAGTAATTGAGATCACCGTAGAACCCGACGTTTGATGATAATCGTAGTAGTCGTAGTCGATCCCAATCCTACAGGCTCCTAAATCACACTCAACTCCTCTATCCCACGGGTGATACTTTCCGTCCTTGAGTGAGTTGTTTATGACCTGAATTTCTCCATTATAGGCCCCACCTGATGTGGTCATCCTGAGGCCTGTTCCCATCGCATATCGACCAGATCGGGTCGGTTGCACCGTGCCAGGGCCTGAATTTCCGAGAAGCTGAATAAGCTCCAGTCCTGTTCCGTTATTGCCCGAGCCCAGCTTGGAGTTGAATGTGAGTGTAATACCTTGGAATGGCATGTCACCATATGAAGGTACATAGAACTCAACAACACCACTACTACTACTCCAGCTTGTCTCTTTGAACACTTCTATCGACGTAACTTGACTCGGGTTCGTGTCACTATAGATTGGATTCACAACATGCGCGCACGGAGCGAATGTATAGTTACCTCCCCAAAGTGTTCCTGATGGATAGTGGTAGTCTCGACTCTGCGAGAACCATTCTGTTCTGAACCTTGGTCGTGTTGTTCCGTTGTCGTCCCAGGTTCCCACATCCCTGATGTAAAGCCATTGAGCTGAGTCTTCATAGCCCAAGCTGCCGTCGAGCGGAACATATGCAACCGCCGGTGTGTAATCGGAAAGATCATCCTTTACACACCAACCCACTTCAACTGATGCCCATCCGGTTGGATCTGCTCCAGTGATGTACCACCATCCATCATGCCCTCCATATCCTCCTGATTGGCCTCGGAGGGGAGGGAACGAACCTTGAGCATAGGGTAACCTGTCCTGTGGAATAGGTTCCGTTTGATCTATAGCATACGGCGCGCCACCAGAGGTTGTACCTGGAGGCTGAATGGTATTTCCTGTCGAGGTGATGTATCCCCCGCTTGGCTTGAAGACAATAAGTCTCCCTTCACCGACACCCTTCGTTGCTGTTTCTCCCATCACCGCGTCGCCGCCGCCGCTATTTACTACATTAAGCGTTACGAGCGTAGCAGGGTCCAACCCTGAAACAGTGGCAGGAACAACAGTATATCCTGATGGCGTATGAGTGGAGTCGTCCACTGTCAGACGCATAATGTTTGGTCCCTCGTCCCCACCAGTTTGAGATCCACCTCCAAGCCAGAGGTTGAGGTGAACACCATTGGGATCAGTATCACCAGCAGACCAAAGCTGGATTGCCAGAGCATGAGCCTCACTCGCTGTTGCATTCGTATGATCCAGGTTGAGTGCAGTCGTCTTTGTTTTGAGCGTTGCTGGGAAACTAATTGTACCGCTTTCGTTTGTAGCTGGGCACTCCTTCCAAGGCTTCGCTGTGTTTAAGTTCCAGCCTGTCTCTGTTCTCGTAGTTGGCCAGCCGGCTGCGGTACAATAAACCTTCTCACCATCTATTGCCCATCGTGAAGTAATCGCGGTCGTTCTCGCGTGATATGGAGATTCAAGTCTAAAATTGTCGATATATCCATCATCCCTAGAAGCAATAGTTGTCATAGTGTGCATCGACTTGATTGAGTTGGGGTCGGGGTCAATATTTCCGAAGATGAAATCTCTCGGCGCTTGGGGAATTTCATATAGAATTGTTCCGTCCGATATAAATTCAACAATGTCGCCTGCGAGATATTCAGTATCCGCTGAACCAAGAAGAGAAAGCCGGCCGGCGGCCTGAACACTCGAATCATCGTGAGCCAAAACAATATTGTTTTGAAATTTAACTGTAAATTTTGAACCCGCCTCAGGCGCGGCGTTAGCTGCCACAACAAAATTTTTGATTTCTGTATTACCAGTAATTGTGTGGAATGAGTTTATTGTTATGGGGACTATATTTGATGATGCAACAGTTATAACCTGAGGTTCAAGAACAACAACTCGGTTAGTCAGATTATTAATATCAGTGGCGTTGTCATTCACTCCATCATTAATGATATTGTTAAAGTTAGTATTAACTTCAGATGAACTAATATTGGTACCTGAAGTAAATGTTGTAGTGTCGGTACCGGGAGTTAACTGTCCAGCATATGCTAATCCAGATATACTAATCGCGACCAGAGCGGCGAGCGTCTTCTTCCAGCGCATCTATTAACTCCTTCCCTTCGGGTAAATCCTGTCCGAGTCTTTTGTCGGCAGCTTTCTTGGCTGCTGCATTTTTCTGATGGTGCAGATTAGAAATTCTCTGTTCGCCGAGTTCTTCTTGCTTTGTCTTGTCGCTTCTATTTTTCCACCAGATACCGAATAATCCGACAACTAAAGTAACTACTCCACCAATAATTGTTTCCCACATGCTATTTAGCCTTCCTTACGCGAGGTAGTCTCAACCATGTCATACACCCAGTATTTTCACATTGAACTAGAATGCCTTTACCTGGGTTGTCTTTGGCATACTGACGAATCGCTTCTCCAATCTCATCTGCTCCCACAATAGAGTTGAATCTCTCTGAATTGAACTTGGGGCGTAGAATACGATTATACACATCAGCAGGAACTTCAAATACCTCATTCTTCATAAATCTGTTGCGACGAATCAGCTTTGCTTGATCCTTCTTTCGGACTGGTGGATCATCACCAGCTTCAGCAGACCCAGCAATGCCTCCTCCACCCATACCCATCATTTCTCGTAGTTCTTCAAATGATTTCATATTTCTCGCAATCTCCTTGCGATCTCTAAATCAACCGCAATGTCCGAGTCTAAAATGTCCCTACCTTTGATGCCTCTTACTACATCAGGCATAGTTTGAAGAAACACCATAATCGTTTTAAGTGCTGACCAGTGTTCCTCCTGTATATTATAGAACAATATTCTAGTGGCTGGAATCACACCAAACACATTGTATATGATAATCACATGATTCAATAGTAGTTGTTCTTTTAACTCTCCATTTGTGGCATACCTGTTTAGTAACCTTTTGATATACTTAATACGACTCACATCATCATTATATTCCTCAATGCCAATACATTGAGGGTTCATGTATGATCTAAGCATATACATATCAATCGTGTTATCATTCAAGTCATCTGCCATAATGTAGATATGTATGCTATACTAAAATCCCCTACAAACAACATATCTTGCATTTGAATCTACTGTGCCTGTCTCTTCAATACGAAGATATGGGAATCCACTGATTCCTGTCACACCAGTATCCGTCAACGCAGCAGTCGCACCCATGACATTGGTATCTGGGACACCATCAGCATCGGAGTCCCACTGAAGAGCAATACAACTATTGGCATCTTCAGCAGTTAAACAGGCGTAAAGAGTCAATCTCTGAGCTGAAATCGAAGTATCGCCGATGTCGTGATCAAGAAAAACAGAAACAGGAGCAGCTTCAGCGTTTGATGAATAACCAATATCCCAATACCAGTTGTCTCCGTCTGTGATACTAACAGGAGCCGAACACTTGTTGGTTGGAACCTTTTTGGTATAATCTGCTGCAAACACTGGAGCTGTCATCAACAGCACGATCAACATTGTAATAAACGCGCGCATAGCTATGCTCCTTATCCAACAACGACGTTAGCTGTTGCTCCATCAACAAATGTTACGGTAGATGCAACAACACCAGTAGCATACGATGTAATATCAGATCCAGCAGGAATATTTTTTACAGTTGCGGATGATATGGCTGCTTCCGCAGAAGTATCATAGGCATCAACACCAAGCGTGCATACACCAGTCAGACCAACGGGGCTAGTAGCAGCAAATGTGCTTGTATCATATTCGACTGTAATTTGATTTGTCAAATTTCCTGATACATAAGTAGCCTCAAATGCAGTCACGGTTCCTGGCCCATCGTCTGCTGATCCACCCCATGTAAATGTGGTACTCCCTCCAGTAGCAACTGGCTGATTGAATGTAATCACCCACTTAGTACCGGAGCCACTAGCAGCCGCGGCAGCGGTAGGAGGTGTGGTTGTAAAGTCAGCAGCATTCGCAACACGAATGTCTGTAACAAACACGGTTCCGCTCTCTGACTGTGCTTGTCGGTCTGCAATGACAACTTCTTCTTTTGTTCGGCTGCGACCGTGTTGATCGGTGTATGATACTTCTCGTACCCACCCACGAGCATCCAAATAAAGATCACCAATCGGTCCATTTGGATGATTAGGCCGATCTGCGGATTGACTATCAGACAAATCCTTAAACCAATTTGGTGCTGAATTTCCTGTCCAGTTAGGCATTTTAGTTCTCCTTTACTTTCGTCGATTACGAATAGCGGACTTGAGCCGTTCTGCGCTTGCTCGCGTAATCTTACCCTTGCGCTCTCCACTCTTGGCGATGCTTGTGCTTGGTCGATTCGCAAGACTGTCAGACTTCTGAGAGTTTCTCACACGCGAATGTGACATCTTCTTACCAGATCGGATATTGGCGAGGTTATCGACACCCTTAGCTGCTCGCTCTCCGTGCTTCTTTGCAATCTGACTTCGCATCTTATCAGCCGAGCGTTGGTTCTTTACGGCTGACTTTTCCGCATCTCTCGCGCCCGAATCGGTGGTAGCCCACCGAGCATCAATACGATCGCCGGAGGCATCAGCCGCGCGTTGTGCTGCTGCTCGAATCTTTGTGGAAACCTTTAGCTCGTCAACCTGCTCGATTTCTTCGTTACAGTCACAATCAGAGCAATCAGCAGAACACTGGCACTCACCGTCACAGCAACCGCAGTTTCCTTCCTTCATGGCCTTCTTGATTGCCTTTCGGCGCTTCATTAGATACTCATCCGACTCATCAGAATCACCGTCGTTGTCAACGTCATCGTCTTCCTGACCAACTGGATCGAGCTTCTTTGCCTCAAATAATTCAATCGTATGTTCACAAACAAAGCTATCATTGGTAATTGGAACTGCGCGACCATGATCGAGCTGAACGAGTGCTTTACCAGCCGTAGGAAACTCTAAAATCTTTCCAGAATTTCCTTCATAGGCACCCTCAATAACATATACAGCTTCTCCAGCCTCGATCTGAACACCAGCAGCGTCTTCTTGCGTTGCCGATACGACACTCTTCACTGCGTCAATCAGCGAATTTGAAACAGGTTTCTTCCCAAACATAGTTATCTCCTAGTCTTTTTTATTATTGAAGAACTGATCTCGCTGAACGAGTAACAGTAATCTGTTGTAGAGTAGATCATCCTCTAAAATGTAATCGGCCATAGTTTGTGTTACCTGAAACACCATGTCCCTCAGTGTCCAGTCAACATTTGCTCGTTTCAAGTCAGAGAAAGCTCTTTTTGTAATCGGAATATCTCGATCTGCAACAAGACCAAATCTCAAAAGTGAGTTGAATCGTCTGTTATTTATAATATCTTCGGTAAGATCGTCCCAATCTTCTCGCTCCTCAAGAGCTTCAATTAGATCAAATACACCATCCTTTTCAAATCTCTCATTAACTCTCATTCCCTGTCGAGTTGCATCAAACAGCGCACGAGCCATAGTTGCCTTCGGAACACCCTTCTTGAACTCGGCAAAGTTGTCATCAGCAGCGAGCTTTCGCATTTTTGACGCACTCATTCCGGTTACATCATCTGCGTCTGGATCTCGCTCTCCTGCGGAAATGACTTTTACACTGTCGAAGTCAAAGTCCTTTCCGTTGTATCTCTGAAGCATATTATCAAATTCTTTGACACGATCTGCGCCCACAACCATCACGAGATTATCATAGCTGTCATCGAGTTCCTGAGCAATCTGAACGATGTTCTTCGCATTCGTCTTTTGTATTACGTTACCGAAAAAAGACTTTCCAAACTTGATTTTCTGATCATATGTCAGAGGATCTTTCTTCTGATTCTGAGTGTGGGAAAGAAACACCAAAGGCGTTCCTTTCTCTTTCTTTGCGATCTTCTTGACCGTATCCACCACGAGCTTGTGCCCAATGTGAGGAGGATTAAATCGACCGAATGTGACTACTGCGGTACTCATTTTGGTCCACCTCTCCGATATGCTTGAAGTCTCTCAAGTTCAGCTTTTCGGACGCCAGGAAACATTCGTTTTGCTAGGCGCTTAATAGCAGCAGATCGCTGATCCACTTTCTTTTCAATCGCGGTTCGTGCTGCAAACGGAAGATCGTCTTTTTTCTTACCTCCAAGAATTTTCATCTCGATCTTCTTTCTAGCCTGCTTCATTGCTCGCTTTTCTAGCTTTTCTTTTGGTGCGAGTTTCTTCTGGGCGCGTTCTCGTGCTATCTTGATTCTGGCTTTTGACCGACGGAACACCATTCGCCGCTTCATTCGTTGAGCAGTCGTTAGGGCTTCTTGTAGCTCCTCGCGCATTTCAGACAGGTCTTTTGCCATAGTGTCTCTATTTATGTGTTACGGTAACTCTACTTGTCCCAATTCTTGGCTACTGTGAAGTTGAGATGAGAGAACTCCAGTCTATCCACAAGTTTAACTGCGTTTCCGCTCATTCTGTCAATCGCAACAAATCCTTCTGGTGTAGTCGCACGATAGCCGTCATTCACCTTCACAAAGGTTCTCGCCATTCCTCCAGCAGTGTTGAGTTTTCTTACCAACATATTCTTTGCTGCCATGATGTTAATTTGAAACTCAATGACACTTCGTAGGGTAACTTCGATCTCCGCAATAGCCCGCAAATGCTCCTTCAGGAGCCGACGCTTCTCTTCGATCTTCGCGGGGCTCTTCACCTTCGCAATCACCTTCGTCTCCCAGTAGTTCTTGAAATACTCTCTATATTCTCTGGTATGCTTACGCGGATCTGTAATCGTCTTGCCCTGACGAATCAGACTATTGGTATATGTGGCAAAAGAAGCTCCAGAAACCGATCCAGACAACGATTGCTGAAACGTCAGAAACTTTCGTAGAGCTGGCCCGGGAATCTTTTGAAATACTGTTCCCGCACGAGACAGATAACGAGTGACTTCAGTTGTTTCCTTCGCTGTCAGTGTAGCTGTTCCTGATACGTCACGATAGTCTGCGTTATCAAAAAACACACTACCCGTTCTTCGTAGCTTAGACACATCAGCACCAAATGAGGCTGTCATGTCCTGTAGCGTGTCACCCGTATATGTGGTATGAAAGATGACTCCTATTTTACTTTTCTTCACTCGCTTGGCCAGAGCAGAATTGCTTGGAATAGCATATGTGATCGTATTCGGAGTAAATGTCACATGACTCACACCATCAAAGTCTTTCTCTTCTAAATCACCAGGCCCATACAGCATGTCACCTTGAAGAACAATTCCCTTTGGTATATTCATCTTTTTGAGTTCATCAAATGCGATACTCAATTTGTCCTGTAATCCAGAACCATATTGTGACAGATCAGCTTTCGATTTGACATACTTGGGTGTCTTGTTGAACACTCCTTTGGTTCCAACAAAAAACTTTCCGTCTTCTGGATCAATGCCAGCAAAAATCGCAGGTGCGCCATCCCATTTGACTGTTATGTTGACTGATTTCTTGCTCTGCCCGGCTAGCATGTCTCGAACCGAACGCAGAAAGTTGATCGAATCACGACCGCCAGTCACCCCATTCAGAAGAATAAGCTCTTCCAAATGAGTCATATGAAGGTTCTTTTGCCCCTTCTCTTCAACAATATATTGGCGGAATGATTCCACTTAACAATCCCACTTTCTCAAAGCAAGTGCCTTGCGTGTTGGGCGACCTTTCTCATCCTTCATTGGTCCGGGCATTCCACCCATTCGAGCGCAGAATGACTTGCGACGCTTCGCAGCCTTTCCACCCTTGCTCTTCTTTGCTTGCGCTGCGGAAACGGGAGCTTTCAGATCGCTGCCGGGATTCTCGCGTTCGTATGAAGCACGACCCTTTGCGTTCAGACCACCTTCCTGATTCTTGCCTTCCTTGCGTTGCCACGCAGCAGACTTCTCGTCAACCTGCTCGACCTCTTCGTTACGTCGCTTTGCTCGCTCTCGCTCAACCTGCTTCCGAAGCTGGATTTCTCGCTTGGTATGAGCAATACGCTCATCCTTCTCTTTATCACTCATTGGTCGGAAAATTGGACCCTTTCTGCGATCTCCATCTTTCCTTCGATACTTCTCGCCAGCCTTCATGTGCGCCTTGAGCTTATCTGCCGCAGACTTCTCGTCAAGAGCGACCATAATCGCCTCGTCCACCTTACCCTTGGACTTGCGCCAGCCTCCACCCTTCTTCTTATATTCCTTTGCTGCCCATGCGTTAGCATATGCTGAAGGATACACATCAAACTTTGAACGGGTCGTTGCGAGAACAGAAGACCACAACTTAGGGTTTGTAGGAACATTCTTCTCTTGTAGTTCCGTGCGAAAATCGTCGAATGACTTACTCATTTCTTGTATTCCTCTCTTGTTAGGATCTTTGTCCGTCACGCCTGTCTTTACATTGATAGGCTTGTTTCCTTTACCACTAATATCTTTCTTTCCTTTGCCTAGCTCGCGCTGCTTTGCTCGCTTGCGTAAAACAAAGGACTTGACACCCTTCTTTCCTAGCTTGGCTGCTTTCTGCTTGGATAGACACGCAGCATAAGGCTCACCTGGCTTGCTGTCACCGCACTTTCCAGCTTTCTCGCCTTTGCTGTTGTATCGATCCCATCCAGGCTCTCCACCAGCAGATTGCTTGTGGAACCATTTACCAAGCCCTGAGTTCTTATATACTTCGTCTAATTTGACCATAACGTGTTATCCCATGTAGCGCAATCCCAAGTCGATCCCGCAGAAAGAGGGCCGACATGAGCTACACCGTCTCTGTGTGTGATTCTTGTATACGGATACATATCCCCACCCTGAAGAGGAACATCTCCGTCTGTTAGAGCAATATATGAACAATAGTTGTCATAATAAGTTGATGCAACATGAATGTATCCTTGAAGTTCATCGTGTGTCCAGAAATCTTGATATGGCCCAAAAGTTCGGTACCGGACATCTCCGGCTGCCAAAAGTTCTGTCGTTGAAAACAAAATAGCAGAATTTAGTGCTGTTGTTCCGCCTCCTGGGTTATGCACGTCTAAATCGAAACAGCGGCCGCCGCCTTTGTCTAACCGTCGAAATATCTCACAGGTGCGAGCAAAAGAATTTGTTGCCAACTGTTGAAATTGGACATGACTTAGGCATCCAGATGTAATTTGCCCGGAAAGTGTGCTACAGGTTCCATTTGGATCTTCGAGCGGATCGCCCGCGACCGCACCAAGACTCCCATAATCACATGAAGCGACGTTGTTGGATGGGAAAGGAGTTCTCCCACTATCGTCAATAAATCCACCATAAGGAGGCATACCAAAAGTATTCTGTTCCACCTGTCTAGTTTCATCGGGGAACCTACCATTTGACTGAAGCCCAAAAGTACGATTTTGTTGAAAACACGCACTATTTCGAATCCCTTTCGCCTGGCCTGTAGAATTGTCCAACCACTCTAGTAAATGATCAGTTGATGGTTGCAACAGCCAGTTATTCGGCGTAGTCCTATAGCCATCCCATGTTTCAACTATACCTGTATTTTGTATACCAACAGAATATGCTGCGATAGCCATTGTCGCACCCAATCCAGTAATTCCCTGATATTCTTTACGTTGTCTAGCATCAAAACTTGCAAGTGGAAACACAACATTTACTGCCCAAAAAGCAAGAGTCTGTCGATCGGAAGATTCCCATTCATTAGTTTCAGTATATCCAGCCTCCTCAATCAGCCATGCTGCTTCAAGTATCTGCGGAATAGCAGACGAAATTGCAAAAATACACCCATTTTGAAGCATTACTTCAGGGACTTCGAAAATTCCCCCAAATCCCGTTATGTTAGTAAATTCTAATATGCGTGTCTTAACAGCAGAAAAATAGGCATCTCCTGTTCCGGGTGAATTAATATCCAGTAAAGCACCGTATAGTGCCATGGCTAGAATGTCTGAAGCAGCACCATCAAGATCGTATTCCGGGCCCAACCCGAGCGCGCCAACGGGAATGCATGTTGGCTCTGGAATGTAATCCCATTCCCAATCTCCAGCATCAATAGAATATGCCCAGCTATCTTTCGCGGCACCCGCATCTGTGGCCAGTAACCCACGATCAGTAGTAACAGGTCCAGTTCCGCCTTCATTAACCCAGAGATCATGGAATCGAGTAAGTTCTTCTATATTAGTTTGCAAACCCTGTTCTCTAGGCACAGCACTAGTCCCGCCACCAAGGTTGAGGCTAATAAATGATCCGAGTTGAAGAACAGCAACAATACAGACCAGTATGTAAAATAGCTTACGCATTGAACTACTCCAATGTTTCTGACGACCCCACAGGTCTTAAAGCACGAACATCTATTCCAGTCTCAATAGACTTGCGTTCAATACTATCACCCCAAAGACCGTAATGCGCTGCCCAGCGATTACTGTGAATAGTGAGTCTATAATCCATCCTCTCGACTTGCTCTTCAAGTTGTTCCTCAACCTCTTCAAGCCGAGCGATCTGATCGTGAAGCTCATCAATGCGATTCAAAAAAGCACGATAACCTTCGACACTAGCAAAAAGAGCGCCTATAATTGCAATCACACCAGTAATGATTGTCATATGTTTTCCTAATTCAATACTCATTTACTCACTCCTCACAATAGACCAAGGATCAATAGAAACTTCAATCGGGGTCGCAAGCGGAACTGTACCATACTTGATTCTTACCCTTGCTATATTTATGTCCCCTGCTTTGAATGTAATTGAGTCATTACCGCTTTTGTCCATGACGACCTTCTGTGTCTTCAGGGCTGTTCGCTTTTCGTTCTTCTTCGGATTTGTGATCGTGACTTTACCAGATCCATGCCCCGTCACTTGAACATAACCCAAAGAATGGGTGTTATCACCTAACAGTTGGGTGGAAATGAACTGCTTCAGTTTGGGTTGTGGTAGCATGTCTAGTTTACGATATAGCGTATTTCTAATGTTCCGAAGTATTACGCTGCGCTCTTCGTTCGCCTTCTTTGTCATAATAGGATTTCCTCGAATCTCTTCCTTCCGGCGAATAGGCTGATCCGATAGGTTGTATTTGTCAATAAATCGCTGCTCTGCTCTGTTTCGGGTGTCCACGAGATTGGTCTTGAGCGCAGAGTCAATCGTACCAAGCCCTGCTGACTGATAGACAATCTCTCTTCCCTGCCCGGTACTCTTCGCAGAGACACCAAATGTCTTTCCGTCAGTAAATGTCACGATCAAATCCACAGCGTTGGGCGAATCAGATGTCGTTCTGCCCACCCACTCGACTGTCTTGATCTTACCGAAACCTTGTTCATCGAACCAAGTTCTCAGCTCGGGTGCCATGGTCTTCGCTCTGCGTTCCTCCTCTGCGTATTCTTCTGGATCGAGTGCATCGCGACGAACCTTGAGAGCTTTCTTGACTTCTGATGAGTTGATAATACTATCCCATGATCCTGCGAGCTGAACTCCCAGAACGATCTCATTCGCATCTCCGCGAAAGGTATTATTCTCTGTCAAGAAGTCGTTGAATGTCATGTGATAACCAAAGACCCGGCGGTCGGTTTGGTAACCACGACCAATCGTGATCTTGCAGTATTGCCTTTTTTGAAAATGTACGGAAGACCCTTGCCATTCAGCATGAATCTTTCATCAAGCTCACTTGTGTAGTAGAAGCCTACATCTCTTCTTCTGATTCTAAAGTAAATGTTAGGGTGTTCGCGAACGTATGTGGCAACGGAAATGAAGTTTCCGTTCGTGAATTTTAGAGTTCCCTTTTTGCTGTCTACCTCAAATGCAACATCCATGTCACCGATATACATATAGTCAACGGGACCACCCATCTCCGTCGTTCCGACGAACATCTTCTTGATGAAATCGGTAGAATCAACCTTAACGAAAATGTCAGACAATTTTGTGTGCGATCCGATCTCAAATCCTTCTGATTTCATTGATTCGCTGAGTGCTTTGTTGAATATCTTGTGCATATAGGCTGCGTCCATCCTATACATTCCCTCCAATCCACCACCAGCCACAGACGGAGCAGATTCACCCTTATTTGAAACCCCTAACTTTGTCCCTCTCCTGTGTACCCAAACATCAGCATATGGTTCTTTTCCATACTGATTCGTTCCATCATTTTTACTAGCACCAGTTACCCCTGTGATCTTGGGATACTTATTGTTCGCGTTCAGAATTGTGATTGGCTTTCCATATGAATTGTAGAAATTGGTGATCGCCTCGATCACACCAAATTCTTGTCTCTCTTGAGGTCGGATTCCAGCTTTACCCGATACTTTAGTTGTTCCTGATGTTAGTTTTTGGATACATGAAATCTTGATGTATCCAATCGTCCCGGCTAGATTGACTCTAGCGTAAGGAACCCTTCCTGGCCCTGGATAGGTTCCGGTGTCGAGAAGTTTCAGACTCACCCCTTTGGCAAATTTGGCGATCTTCCTGTCGCGGTCATCTAGGATGTCCCCAGCCTTGTCGGTTTTGAATGTCTTTTTGAGCATATCTTTGTTACCAAGAATATAGTAATCCCAACTGGTCATTTCTGTTCCAGTCTTTATTGCTCCATAATTTGCCATGACAAATCCTCCCGATAACCTCCCCTATTTATGCCACAGCAGGACCTGAAAAAGCCCGCCATCCGAAGATAGCGGGCTGTGAATCAATCAGATTCGTGCTATGCGTTGCGTGCGTTACCGACGTTTGCGCCAAGCAGATTAACGAAATCCAGAATCTTCTGAATAAGCTCATTATCGCTGTCGTTCGGTGTCATGGTCGCAACGATAGCAGCAATACCAACAACACCTGTAATAATCTGAAAGATGTTGCCAATGTTAGCTGTTAGCCATTCCATGATGTTCTCCTTTTGCAAAAGGTGAAGGATCAATCCTCCACCCGTATTTAGAGTACCTTGATCCCAGAAAAATCTCTCCCAGACTCTCGACTGCCGAACTCGGTCTTATCGAATGCAGGGCCATCGTCCACATCCTTTTGAGCCGATTGCTCACAATCATACAGTCTCATTTTGCTCCGATCCACGCCTACCACGAACTTCGCGTTCTCGGTAGGGTCGTTGTAGCGATTTTTCAACTGTTTGATCATCAACTGGTTCAACTGCTGAAGCTCGTCGTTAGTGATGATTCCAAGAAACAAGTCCGCAGTAGCCGGGAGCCCAAAGCTCTCGGATACATTTTCCATCGCAATGTCACTCGATCCATATCCTTCTCGATTGACTTGGGTTGCGGAGATGAGAATAACCTCTCGCTCCACGGCAAGACCGCGAAGCTCCTCTGCGATGCTTTTAATATAAGTGTATGAGTTCACGTTTGCTCCGAACTTGAAACGAGATGACATACAGATGTTGAGATAATCGACAAAGATAATCTCGGGCTGCCAATCCTTCTTCAGCTTCAGCTCGTTGAGCAGATGACGGAAGTGAGCAGATCCAGCTTGTGAAGTGGGATACTCTTTTACAATTAGTTTGCCGTCCGTTTTCTTTCTCAGCTTCCCGATCTTCTCGTCATACTTTTCTTTGCTCAAGTGCTGAATATCCTTGATAGGCACGTTCAGCAGGTTTGCATCAATACGCTCAGAGATGCGCTCCTCCGCCATTTCCATCGTGATATAAAGAACGTCTTTGCCTTGAGCAAGATACGCTGCTGCCATATGACACATAACAAGTGTCTTACCAGTTCCGGGTCCACCCATCAGAACATTGAATGTTTTCGGAACCAATCCACCGTTTGTGATCTTGTTGAAATAATCAAGGTCAAACGGAATGTGCGTTTCGGTGTTGTGATAGAAGTTAAATCGTTCGTCTGCGTCTTCAAGATAATCATGCCCGACGTTGGTATCAAAAGAAACACCCAGAGCTTTCGATAGAATGTCGGGAATAGCCTCCTTCGTCACCTGCCCTTGCCCGTCCAGAATAGCAATACTCTCACGCACAGCATTGAACACCGCGCGATCCTTACAGAACTTCTCTGTAGTATCGACGAGCCAGTCAGCGTCGGGGGCCGGAGCATTGGAAGAGATTTGATTCAATGTCTCTTGAATATCTTTGAACTCAGTCTCGGTGATTCCACGTTTTTCATTCAAGTCAATCGCAAGCGTCTCTGGAGTTGGGGACGCATTATATTCCGAAAAGAACTCAACGATTTGTTCAATGATGGTTCGCTCCGCCTTGATGCTGAAATACTCAGGATCAATAAACGGAACGACCTTTCGCGCAAAGTCCTCGTTACGGACCAGGTTGCGAATGATTGTGTATTCCACTCTATCCACTAAAAAGTTACCTTTCTCTTGATGGTAAGGTTTCCATCTTCATCTTCTGTTTCGGTTACTTCCGAGTTGTCGATCGCGGTCTGAACAATGTCCATCAGAATATCTCCGATCAATCTCTCAAAGTCCCACTTGACTTCATCCTCAAAAGTCTGCTCCTGTAACTGTTCAGGAACAACAAGAATATCATAGACGAAGTTGGCTGTCAAATGATCATCACTCTCTTCATTTACCTGTAGCTTCACTTTACCGTACCGATAAATGACACCCTCAAATGGCTCTTCTTTCAGACGAATACACCAAGCATCTTCTGTGCCATCGAGATCAGGGACCATCTCGTATCGTTCACTCACCTTGCTCATCGGTTTCCTCCTCTACAATCGCAGACCCATAACAGAACTTCGCTTTACAAACGCCGTCGATCGCATCCAACACTTCCTTTGTGAAATACTTCTCCGGGTTCTTTAGGATCGTCTTGCCGAACTGGGTTGTTCCATCAGGCAGCTCGAACTTGGTTGACATCTTCTTGAACACACCAGCTTCAACAGCCAACTCAAGAAGCCCATAGTGTCGCGACAAACCACTATCGTAGCGAAGCAACACATCAATCATCATATTTTCTTTGGTCAATCGGCTCTTCTTGTTCAGACAATGAATGATGTTTCCAACAACCTCAGTTCCATCCTTCTCCTTCTTCTTTGAAAGAAACACGATGTAGTCAGAGGCATACTTCAGACCAGCGCCACCACTCATCTCCTTCGTCGAGAACATACCCATTGTCTCGTAGGTGTGATTGGTGACGATCATCGGAACACCAGCCTTACCGAGCTTCAACGTCAACACACGAAAGGTTGCACGAACGAGCTGCGCTCGCGTCATGTCTCGTGTCTCTTTACCTTCAGCGGTATCCTCAATCTCCTTGGTCGTCGAGAGCATTCCGAGACTATCCAAACAGAACATCATCGGAGGGCGATCCTTCTCGGCTACCTCCAGATACTTGTCGAGAATCGTAACAGCTTGATGCCGAAACTCCTGAACGGTCGCGACCGGAACAGAGATAACACGATCAGGATCAATGTCACGCTCGATCAACATCTGCTTCGTAATGGCATCCTCACTCTCAAAGTAGAAGCACGCACCTTCAGGATTGTCTTTAAGAAATTGTTTGACAATACCCAGAGTGAAAAACGTCTTACCAGTAGAACTCTCACCAGCCAGCGCGACGATCTTGTTATTTGGAATGCCACCATAAATGCTTCCGCTCAAAAGAGCATTCAGCACATACGAACCAGTATCCACCCACGCTTCAACATCACCGAACTCATTTACATCAGGATTGATCTTACTGATCGACCGTGTAATGTCTTTGAAAAAACTCATCTTTCACCAAGCTCCCTAAAATATTCAACCAATTCTCGGTATCCGCCGATCACTTCATTTCCAGCATATACCTTCGGAACAGTCAGAGGTTGTTCCATACCTTCAAATATATGGATGAACTCATCCCGACTAAGATCATCAGGAACATTCAGCACATCAACGGGAACATCATACGTCTTGAACAACGCCTTTGCTTTTACGCAATATGGGCAGTTGTCTTTGCTGATCATCATATAGTAACTCACGAGAAGAATGCCTCCAAAGTGGATTTGCGTTCTGTTTGCCATCCAATCGTATCGAGAATGATTTTCAACGGTTCGACGAACGCCTTATCGAACTGAGTGTCATGGTCGATCACATTGCTTAGATTAAACTCAGCCGGAATGCGCTCATCAGGGAACGAGATGACCGGAGCCATGGCTTCGTTCGGTTCACGAAGATGAACAAACTTGAGCTTGTCGCCGTCACGAATCTCTTCATACTTCTTCGCAACACCACGCTCCTCGCGCATGTGATTATATATCAATGCTCCCTTGACATGAATCGGAGTGCTTTTCTTCCAAATGGTATCTGCTGACCGATACTTTCGCAGACCATTAACGCCACGAGGAAACGCAATATCATCCAAAGGCAACGTCTTGAACTCCTTACGAAACGCTTCAATGAAATCAATCACATCGCTTTCGGTATGGGTCAGAATCAGTCGCATCACTTTCTTGAGATTGTCCCGGCAAGCTGCCGGAGTCGAAGACTTGACTGCTTCCAGACCCATGATCTTCAGCTTCGGCTCATCGTAGCGCACACCTTCGCTATCATGGACGTTGAGCATGTAACGCTTCTTGGCGACCCACACTCCACGATCCGCGATGACCTCTCGTTCCATATCCATCTTCTGTTCATAGGCATTCATCGTATCGGACAACTCCTGATACGACTTGTCAATGAAAGGTTGGATCTTTTTCTGGCACAGACTGTCAAGGAAATCAATGACCTTGCTTGTTTCAGGGAGATTGTCGCCGTAGAACTTATCCACTACAGGCTTGAGATTCAGATAAACCGAATCTGTGTCACCCGCGATGACGAACTGGTTGTCCTCTGTTCCACATGCTTTGTTCAGAAACTCATTCAATCGAGTCGCGATCCAACGAATAGAAAGCTGCCCGGACATTGTGATCGCTTCTGCTTGTCGCAGATCATAGTGGCGAAAGTATTGATTCCCCAAAGCGCCATAAGCTGAGTTGAGCTGAACTTTTCTAGCAAGCTGAAAGTTTTTGAACTTCGCGATCTTGTTCTTGATCGCATCACGTTCAGCCAGCCCACCGGTACAATCAACAAGCTCCTGCTCTGCTTCAATCATCGACCGCTTGTATTCCTTGCGCTGATTATACAACATCTGCATCATCTCAGGGAGAAATCCACGAACATCGCGCCGGAATGTGTGACCATTCGCAGCAACACAAACATCCGAGTTTTTGAACGATACCTTGCGATCAATCACATCCTGAATGCTAATTTTCTCGGTATGTGAAGTCAATGTCTCCGGCGAAATGTTATACATCATAATCAAATGCGGATACAGAGACGCAAGGTCGAAACTCACAACCCAGTCGTGCATACCAGTAATGGGTTCAGCGACATAAGCACCCGCATACTTTTCATCCTTCTTGGACTCCTTCTTTTGCGGAATGACAATGTGGCGCTCCATCAAATAGTTGTGGATCATCACATCCCACATACGCACTTGCGAGAACACATCGTTGAGATTGACTTTCGCAGAGTAAGCCAGAGCATAGGCTTGCTCAATGAACTTCATCTTTGCTTCAAGCCGCTCGATAAGCTCAACGTCTTGAATGTTGTAGTCGATGAACTTCTGATAGTCGTTGTCATACAAATCATGTAGAGTGCCATACTCGGAGTAGTCAACCTTCTCCTGCCCCAACTCGATATATGCGATATGGTTCAGCTTGTAGCTCGATTGCTGCGTGAAGGTGAACTTCTTATAAAGCTCAAGATAATCAAGAATGGCAATTCCAACAAGTGTCATAGCCATTTGTTCACGTCCATGAATGATCGCGTTGCGCGTTGTGAAGTGCCCCCATGGAGACAGCTTTCGCGCGGTATCCAGATCAAACACATTCGTAATACGATTGACCAGATATGGAATATCAAAGAACTGAACATTCCATCCAGTCACAACATCCACATCCAAAGCACGCCATGTCGCAATGAACTGCTGAAGAAGATCCTCTTCGTCTTCCGCAAGGTAATACTCAACATTACCCTGTCGAACGTCATAGTCCTTCAGACCGAAGACGTAATACTTTCCAGCACTCTTTAGAGAGATAGCAGTAATCGGCTGATCCGCATCAGCGGGTTCAGCAAATCCGTTTCGGGTTTCAACCTCGATGTCCAGATACGCTACACGAATCAAATCAGCATTGTAATCAATCGTCTTGGGAAATGCTTTGTTGATGAACTCGTATTGCGGGGGAATGTTGCCATACACATTGAAGTTAGACATTCCCTTATAGCGGTCGATGAAATCACGAGACGCTTTGATGCTCTCTTGAGGACGCGGAAGCACGAAAGTCCCATCCAACGCCTGCCATCCGGTAGGTTCGTTAGACGGGACATATAGAGTGGGCTTGAAGTTAGCACGCTGCTGAACCCGTCGCCCATCCTCGTAACCGCGATAGAGTAGCTTCCCTTTGAAGTTTTCTACGCTAGTGTAAAGTCTGTCAACCGACATCAATCACTTTCTTGTTGTAAAATTCGAGAGTTTCATCCGAAGGTTCATAGATGAACAGAATATGATCGGCTCTTATATCTACCTTTTTATCTTTGGCATATACAAGGATATTGATAACACTAACTCTTTCTTTGTTCTCTTCGTCTTTATAATACACCAACGAAAGAGGATTTTCAAGTGTATAATACTCATCTCGATGAAGTTTTGATACTTTGGCAATGATCGGAGCGGACCCGCTGATAGGATGAATCACTTTCACTTCACTCATTTTCTTGTCCTCCATGATATACAAGTATCGGAAGCTGTAGCTTCGTTAAACTATCGACCCTGCCTGTTGGTGGCAAGTCGTTTGCAATTTGAAAATCAATAACTGCTTGAGCAGTTTCATTACCAAACACGCCATCAACATGAACCATTCGTTTTCCATTGGAACCTAACCAATGATTTAGTTGCCGCTGAAGTTGAACAATCGCAACTCCGGTATCGAACAGTTCAAGTGCAGCCGTAATGTCTGTTCTATTTCCTCCAAGCACACCATCAGCATCGAGCTTTAGATAATGTTTGTAATCAAAGACTGGGCACGATTTGTTTGATACTTCACAATGCCCATGAAAGGTAACATTGCCGTTGTGTGCGTGATTGATCTCGTAACACAAGTGAATCAATGAATCGAGCTGAACTAAACGAAAGTCTGTCTGTCGTAATCCTGCCAAACAAATCGCAACTGATCCTGTGTTGTGCCCCTTCTGTGCTGCTGGCTTCTTTTCAATGTCTCGACCATGCCATATCTTTCCTTCAAAGTCAATGAAGTAGTGATAGCCGATCTCATCGAATCCTCTCTTACGATGCCACATATCAATCACATCAACACGAGCATGTTCAGGAAGGCCCGAAGCAGAGCAATGAAGAAATACCTTGTTGATGATTCGCGTCTCTGGTTTTCGATAAAGCGGTGTTGTCGTCGGCGGCCGCCCATCCATAATCATATCAATTTACTCCTGTAGAACCAAATCCTCCCGCCCGAGTTGTCTTCCGCGCAGGAGGTTCCATGATCTCTTGAGGATACGCAATGTAATTTTCGACAAGCTCAGCCTGACATACACGCTCTCCATGATTAACGGTAAACTGATGATGCCCAAGATTGATGATAGGAATCTTCACCTCTTCCACATAATCAGAGTCAATCACACCCTCTGCGTTGATAAGTGTGATGCCGTTCTTAATAGACAATCCCGACCGAGGATGAAGCCGAATGCTATACCCGTCGGGAATGTCAAAAATGAGCCCGGTGCGAATTAAAAGTCTCTGCCCTGGATCAATGATGTAAGAACCATTCGGACAATATGCTCTAATATCAACACAGGCTGAACCAGCGGTTGCGAGCGAGGGATGCTCGACTTCATCAAACATTCTATAATAACGCACTATCACTCCTCAAGGTTATTCATTGCATTTCTCACTTCAACGGCCATTAGACTCATTGCCCATTTACCGTTACGAGTATTCGGAACTTCCAACTCCTCTGCTGCCTCGACTGCAAACTTCCGGCCGCGAACACGAGAGAAGAACTGTCCTTTCGCATCTCCAAACACAGGCTTTCCGACAACGTGCTTCTGATTGTAGTCAGGAAAGGCGTTGCTGCGCTTCGACGTTCCGTATAGGTATCCCTTCTTACCGAAGGGAACGCTCAGGATACTATCCTGATCGTATAGACGACCGAGCTTGATAAGATCGCGCTCAAGCTCTCCGCCATCATCACCATCAACCTTGTGATTGGCTACAAAGAATGACTCTTCTCCGACTTCGCGCTCGTCTTCACTTCCGAAATTCTCCATGTAGCTACCCTTCACCTTGATGACCGAGTAACCTTTGTCGAGAAGATAGGCTAAAACTTTCTTGTTATTGGCCTTGTTCTCGGCCCTGGATCTACCACCACGCTCAGCCGTTACTGCGCCAACAGCATACTTTTGCGTTTTCTGATAAATTCGGGTAAGACTTGCTTCAAGTAGAGTTTTCATTTCTATCATTTCCTATCGTATACTTAGACACGAGATTCCATTGTGCTTTTTCTCGATGTGGCACAATCTTGATGCTTCTCATTGAGAGCTTTTCATCAACATCATCGACTAAATCGACCAATCCCCACTCTGCGAGCAACGCAGCGATTGTATTTCGCCTTTGTGCATCCTCATCCGTGAAGTTCGTTCGACCACTTTTGCCATCGAGAATAAACAATTCCTTGAAATGTAGTATAGCATATCTTCCACGCTTATGTAATATATGACAGGATTGACTCAGTGTCATATTTTGCTTGGATGCTATACCAATTCTTGTAAGGGTTTCTTTGACCTTCAGGAAGTTTTCATCATTCGGTAACGTAACTTCAACACCCAGTCCATTGAAAATATCATCATCTGCCATTTTGTCACTCCTTCCTCGGAGTGACTATTTAGCGAATCTTACCCTTACCGCCAGTGTTGAGTTTCTGACGCAACTCTGACATTTGCTCTGGTGTGAGCAAATCGGCAACTTCCATTGCACGCTGCGAGGAATACCCATACACCTGCTGAATGACCTTCACATCGTCCTCAATGTTCGCTTTGTGCCATCGACTAAATCGGCTCTTCTGACGAACGGCTGTTCGTAGATAATCGAACTGGAGCTTATGGTCGATCCAATGTCTTCGGTTCATCTCATTTGCGAACAATACGGTATCCGAGAAGTAACTCAGAGTCCGATTGATCGGAAACGGAGGATACTCTTTTTCCGCAAACTCGTCTTCGTCCATCAACGGCTGCTTGCTCTTATTGATGGAGGTGAGAAAATCACCCAACTTCATCTATTCGTCTCCATGTGCCATGTAGAAACTCGTGGGCAGACATATGATCGTGAATGATCGGAATGTTGTGGTCTTGGGCAAACTCAAACTCAATTTGAGTGCCTGTTCCCTTCTCCCAGCCCGGTGCTAAGAATAGCATATCTGAACGAGAAATCAACACCAGATCCTTGCCAATACAGTCCTCATACTTCATTAACCCACGATCATACGCCCACATATCCATCTCCAGCGGGCATATAACTGCCCACCCGAGATTGGTAAACACAGCAGAGTGATACCGGAGGAGGTCGCGATTCTTTTTTTGATCCTCCTCCGGTAACTTACCACCATCACTAAATCTTCCACCAACATAGATTAGCGGCATTTGCTTGATGCGTTCATCGTAGAACGATTTGTTGTAAATGTCACTCATTACAGCCCCAAGTGTTTGACCATGTGGCATGTTTGATGAAGCATTTCACAATTAGATTCCACAGTATCTCCACCCACAACAACCGGAATGATGTGATGTGCGTGCGATTCGTCCAAGGTTAGCGGCTTCTCGCACCCAGAGCATACATTTCCCTGATTACGCAATACTCGCATTTTCACTGCTCGGGTAAAGAATCGCTTCTGCCCCTTATTTACCAGATTAATTCCGCATACCTTATGATCGAAATTGTTGTAGTTTTCCGAAAAATACTCCCTTAGAATGTCATTCTTGAGCTTCCACTCTTCTTCATTCTTTCTTCCGCAGGCCTTTGTATATGCAAAATATTTCGTATCCTCTTCAGGATTTTCGCGCATATATTCGTGCGCTTCAATGAAGCTCGAAGCGAACAATCCATAATCTTTAATCAGCTTTCCGATCTTCTTTTCCTGCCAATTCTCAATCCCCAACATGAACATCGCAATGCCTTCGATCATAATAGGAGTGGTGAAATCCTTACGACCCTTTGGTGCGGCTCGCAATACCTTATTCAATTCATCCAAAAAATCATAATACTCTGTCAAAATTTTCTTAGACAACCCATCTTCACGATTCTGAATCATCTGCCAATATCCAGGCCCATCATTCTTACTGCGAAGAAGTCGAAGCACTCCTTGATCATTCATGGACATGCTATACGCTGAATAGATACTAGAATCATTATTCGGATCATTCTTCTTACAAAAAACCATAAACATCTTTGATGCAAAGTCAATCCGATTTTTGAGACTGGCTGTGTGGTACCATTCTCCTCTTTCAAAATCAGCCCACAACGGGTGTCTCTGTTTTCGCTTCAATGGAAGCTCATCAAAGATTTCAGGAATCTTATACTCATCCTCACCCTCCCACCGTTCTCCGAGCCCAGTGGTTATACGAATGATGTTCATAGCATCGTTCATATAAGCATTCATCACTTCATATACACTAAGGGGGATTCCCGAATTTAATTGACGGAATAGTCTGGCGCGCTCTTCTGCTGTAGCATTGAAATAGACATATATGTGCAATTCATATTCCAACAAATTCTTTCTATCGGATAGAGACAGATCACGAAAATATACAGTCTTACCCTCCCATTCAATAGAAACTCTATTTTGAACAAACTCGATGAGATGAGTTCTGCGATGGTTCGCATCCTCAATCCAATACTTTCCCCTTTGTCCTCGATATTTCCCGGTCTTTCCCGTTTGTTCGCGATACTTATCTACAAGATGGAACGGTCCAATGGGTTCTCCTATTAGAACTGATCTAAGAATAGGCTCACGCAGTTTTAACTTTGCAGCCGTATCACAATATGCACGCTGATTTAGAGAAGGCTCAACATTCCATGCAGTAAGTGGATCGCCCATGAATTCACCAACCGTAATTGTAATCAGCTTCCAATCTCCTCGTCCCAAACCCATATTAAAGAATCCTTTCAAACAAATGGTCATACACAAAAAGTGTGTAGTCATGCTGTAAGCCTAGCTTACGTTGATTTTTTACGTTACCTGTTTTTGTTTTTTGTGAGTGCAGTTCCGCCATCAACTCACCAAGTGCAAAGACTGCCTGTTGGGTATCACATCCAGCCACTCTTTCTGTGATATAGTCTCGCATCTTATTATCGAGCCATTCCCATTCAGTTTTCGTCATTGGATCGTCGAACTGAGATTTGACTGGCCACTTTACATATTTCAATGCACCCATCATCCCCTCACTTGAACTTAGCGTCCACCATTAGTTCGGTTAAACAGGCTACAAGATTCAACTCACCATCTGCACAGAAGGCGTGCTTGTAACTGTAGTCCGCTAACGTAACCACAGTCTGCGGAATGCTTTCCGGTTCGATATATTCATACAATGAATCATAAATCTTACGGAAGATTCGCGTCGGGTCATTGTCGATGTTTTCAACAACCCACTTTCGCATGGACTTGAAGTCCTTCTCACGCAGGGCTCCCATCAGCGTCTTGATAGAAACATCAGCAACTTGTACCAGAATACCAGTATCAATTTTCCCACTGACTGAATATCGTTGAAGCTCATTGATTACTCGCCTGAAATCAGGGAAGTGCTTCTTGATAAGCTCCGCGATAACTCTGCGGTCGAAGTCGATCCCCTCGCTGGTCAGAACATGCTCCATGCGAGCCATAAACTGGCTTGCAATCTGAGGCTTGTCTGCATTGTTGATACGAAAGTCGATCACGCTACAGCGAGAGTGAATGGGATCAATAATTCGATTCTTGTAGTTACAAGTGAAAACGAATCCGCAGTTTCCAGAGAACTCCTCGATGAACCCACGAAGTGCAGGCTGCGTCGAGGAAGGATTAAGATAGTCGGCCTCATCGAGGATGACCATCTTTCTCGCGCCACTGAAACTTACCGTAGAGGCAAACTGCTTGATCTTCGTTCGTAGAACATCAATCCCGCTTTCCTCTGACCCATTGATGATGATGTAGTCCGCACCAATCTGCTCGCACAAAGCACGAGCTACTGTCGTCTTGCCAGTTCCAGCAGAACCAGCCAGCAGAAGATTAGGAATATCCCCAGCCTTGAGGAATTCATCGAAAGTGGCTTTGATACTTGACGGTAGGATACATTCATCAATCGTTTTGGGTCTATACTTTTCGACCCAAAGGAACTCTTCATTGTTCAAACTCATTTAGTAGTTGATCCTGTTTATTTAGTTGAACTTTGAGTCAGCCTGCTCTACTGCAACAAAATAACGCGCAGTATTTCCAACAAACTCAGAGATTCCGTTGGTTGCAATGCTCACAACGTAATCATCCTGAATGATCTTCAGATTGTCGAGCTTGAAGACCATCGAAAACGAGTTGCCGGGAGAAGTAACAACCTCGTCGTCCTGAAGTGCAACAGCGATCTGGTTTGATGTGCTGTTCTTTACATCGGTTGCGCGAAGCTCCACGTCTCCTTGTTCATCTCCCGCAATGACGATGTTGGGAAGCCCAAGCACATTCGCTGCCTTGAGAGCCTTCTGGAGATTTTCCTTCTTGATGACAACCTTGATGGCAGGATCAATCGTCAACTCACGATCAGGAACGGTTACGATTGTATTCGGATCAGCATAGACATACCTGACCTTGCTGTTACCATCGGTAATGACAGCATATCCATCCTCAAACACAACGTCAGGATCATTGAACAGAGAAAGAGTGCCAAGGAACTGGCTCAGATCATAAACGCAAAAGTCATCGAATGTCTCAGAGACAACTGCGCTCGCGAGCAAAGCCTTACCGGGAGAAATGGTTCGCAGAATATTTCCAGCCTTGACCTGAAGCCCGTTGTTGATCGAGGCAAAATTCTGGAGAATGGAAATGGTTTCACTTGAAATCTTCATTATGTATTTTCCTTATCAGAGACTCTACGAGTCGTTCTTGTATAGTATAGTTACTAAAGCACAAATGTCAACTGATCGTCCGAAGATGGCACATTATCATCATCGAAATACATCAGCAGAATGGTATAGTGGAGAGCCTTGAGCAGATCCTTGCGATTCTTGCCTCCCTTCTTACCCCAGCGCGAAAGATACTTGATCGCGTTAGCCTGACAGAACGGAACAGCGATGCCGATCGAATGAAACAACTCCTGAATCTGAAGTGCTTCCTTGCCACCTGCACCGCCAACGTAATGTTGCCCATAGGTAGATTCGATATACTCGCGAAGCTCCTGCATCAACTCGTCTTCACGAAACTTGAAATCACTCATCTGGAAAATATTCCTCCATTGTCACAAAACGCATAGGAACTTTCAATTCCTCACACGCCTTTTCATTATGAACCCACACCTTCTGTTGGTGCGTAACAAACAAGTGCGGCCGCAACTGCTCAATCTCATAACCAACACTCAGGTCATCCGGCTCAATGTCCGTAAATGGAGCGTATCGAAAATCTGCTCCGTGATTAGTAACAAGAACCGAATCCACACAATCGAGTGCTTCAAGCTGTTTGATTCGAGCATTGACACGATTGCCTCGATTGGTAACTCCCATATCAACTCGACGATCGTTGTATAGAATAACAACGAGGTCATCCCCAAGCTCACTGACATAGTTTAGAAACTTGACATCAAGATCCGTGAGCCAGTCAAACTTTCCTGCTGTCGCTATCGTCTTATGCAGAATCATTCGACTTCTTTGCCTTACGCTCTTCACGACGCTTCCGAGCAGCTTCTCGTCTCCGTGCTGCTCGTGACGCAAGCCCTTCAGCCCGTTCAGGCGATACAGCAGGAGGCGGAGTCAAAGGGTTCACCTTGTTCGGCAAAGGTTGCCCAACCATTCCTCCGTGCGTCGCATTTGGAACCGCACTAATCGCAGGAAGGTTTCCATTGAACCCGTAAGCACCCTGATGCGACATCACCATCCACGGGCACATCCAAATCTTCAACCCGATCTTTCGCGACCACTGACAGAACATATAGTCTTCGGAGAGGTAGCGGTTGTGTTCATCCTCGATAACGGTATCGAAGTAGCACATGATCTTTCGCGTGCCATCGAAGTGCGCGGATCGGTTGTGGTCAGGAGTATACTGAAGCTCAGGATATGCTTCATTCCACTTCTCAAACACATGCCTCTGAATCATCATAAAGCCAGTTCCACCTTCAAGCACTTCAACTGGAGTGCCAAGGTCGATCTTGTCTCCACCCTCGACGGGATTGAACACGAAGTCGCCGACGATATTCTCAAGCCATTGTGCGCCATGTTGGTCGGTCAGCCCAGACTTGACAGCAGCAACTACGCGCTCCCATGCAATGCACTTCTTCGGGTACGGACCACACACAATGTCATAGTCAGATCCGGGTTCCGCAATAGCAGCCAGAGCCAGAACATCCTGAGCAGCAAATCCAATGTCTGAATCAAGAAACATCAAGTGCGTACAGTCTGATCGAAGAAACTCATCGACCAAATAGTTACGCGCACGAGTAATCAAGCTCTCATTGAACAGGTAAAAGAACCGAACATCCATGCCATACTTGGCAGCTTGAGTGGCTAGGTCAGTCGAAGACTTTGCATACATGCCATGACATTGACCACCATACATCGGAGTCGCAACAAAAATCTTTCTCGTTCGCAACTCTTCAATCGAAATTTCCTTCTTCATTCAATCCTCCATAATAAAAAGGGCTCCTAGTATATAGCACACTAGAAGCCGCAAGTCACATGCCATTTCAAGTTGGCATCATAATTTTTAGATAGACGTTCTCCATCAGAATCTCTCGCACATGAAAACGAATGAGGTCGATGCCGTCGGGGGCTGTGCCGTAGTCGCTTGATAGTTCAGGTATCCTGTCCGCAATGTCTTTCGCAGCTTCAATAAGAAGCTGTTCCAGATTGTCACTCAAATCCTCTATATGGTCGGGATCACCATCAGTCACCGTACAGGCGATTGAATTATTGGCAGCCATATATTCCTCCTATGAATGAAGAGTTATTTAGACATAGAGGTTGGGGCCCAAGATCGAGAAGGTGCTTTTCGCCCTTCCTTATCCTTTTTGGGCGTGATGAATGTGTTCGTTTCGTAGTTCCAGATCCACTCTTCGACTGGTTCGGATTCAAACGGAACACCCAAAGCGTTCGACGCCCTCGAAAAATCAGGATGATCATGGGACAGATCCCTGCTCCAACGGAACCATAGCAAGGTAAAGACATTAGGCAGCGATTCCTTGCGCTGGCGAACCGATACTAACCAGAACTTGTCCGGGTCAACGCGGTAGAACTCTTCCCACCCCGCCCTGTCCCTAATCTTCGACCAGTCAACGTCACGGTTCACGAACATTACCGCATATGGCGATTGATCATAGTCGTTTGATATTAGACGAACGCCAAGTTCAGTGAACTCATCATAATATTCCAATCGCTGCGACTCCGCGTCGATCGGCGGCGAACTAAAGCCCTTTGCGAACGCCCGGTCACGAAAGTCTATCTCAAAGGTTTGTACCTTTTTCCAA